ATGCCAAGTAATTACACTTTACCCATCTCCGATCTTTATCAGGAGACTTACGATAACCAGTGGCAGGAGCAGGTTCAGCAGGCAACGTCCCGCCTGGAACGTTTCTGCGTGATCAAGTCCGGCTTGACGGGCAAGCTTCAGGAGTTCAGCTTTGTCGGCTCCACGGAGTTGAATGAGAAGCAGGGCCGGATGCAGGATATTGTTTTGGACGAGCTTGATTATTTCAAGCGCCGGATGCTTCCGGTGAGTTTTTCGAAGCATTTGGGCTATGATGAGGATGACGATATTTTCCTGCACGGCCTGGATGCTCCCGTGACGCAGACGATTAACGCGCTGAAGTACGCGGCCGCCCGCAAGATGGACGATGTTTTGTTCGGACTGAAGAAGCAGGGAGGTTCGTATGTGCCGTCCAAGGGCGGTATTTTCGGCACGGCGTTTGCCGGGAATGACGGCATGGAACAGCTGGAACTGCTGGAGGGTAATGTGGTGGCAGCCGATTATACCGGCGGCACGGCCAAGGATTGCCCGCTGACGATTGAGAAGCTGAACCGGGGCATTACGCTGCTGCAGGAGAACGACATACTGGATGATGCTTCCAATGCCTACGGCGACCAGGTGTGCTGCGCGATTACTCCCCGCATGCGCGAGGCTCTGATCAATGACGAGCGTCTGCAGAAGGCGGATTTCGGTTTTTCCTCCCTGCGCAAGACGAACGGCACCCTGGATCCCATCATGGGCATTCAGTTTATCATTGCACCCAATTTGCCGCTTGACGAGGACGGGAATATCATCTGCCCGATGTGGATGAAGAATTCCCTGTATTTCGGATCCTGGAAGCAGAATAAGGTGACGGTGGAGAAGCGCACCGATAAGGAGGACACGATCCAGATCGGCCTGAAGACGATTATGGGAGCCACCCGTATGCGCGAAGAGGCGTTTGTGCAGATTAAGTGCAAGCAGCTTTCTTAATTAGGATAACAATACATTTTATTTTATTGATTATGGCAACGTATCAAACAGTTATTGCAGAAAAACAGCTTGCCCTTGCGGATCGGACCGGCCTGCCGACGGTGCCGCAGCTTGCGGCCATCCATACCGGCGCCGGGGTCCATGTGGCTACGGCGGAGTTCACGATGCCCGCTTCCCTGGCGGCCGATGACCTGATCGCCATTTGCAATGTTCCCTCCGGAGCCCGCGTGCTGCCCCAGCTTTCCCATGTCATTTCCGAAGGCGTGGGGACGCTGCAGCTGACCGTGGGAACGCAGGAGACGGCGGATGCTTTTTCCGCCTCCCTGACCGTAACCGCCGCCGGGACTTATCAGTTGGCGAAGGGTTCCCAGGCGGTTTCCACGGGACCGGTGGATGCCGCGACGATGGTTTATGCGAAGGTGGGCGGAACTCCGGCAGTGACCGCCGGCAAGAAGCTTGTTTTTGCTATTGCTTACGGCATCCAGTAGTTTTTTCCGTTGGTTTGTCCATAGGGCCGTCTCTGCATGGGGCGGCCCTTTTTTTGCCGTTTCGGGCAAGAAACGTTGATTCTCGCCAACTTGCCCCAGCAGAACGCCATGACCTATATTGGAAGGAAATGAAGAGGATTTCCTTTAATGGGGGCGAGCTTTCGCCAGGGATTGCCGCGCGGCCGGATCTGGATGTTTATCATCGCGGGGCGTCCGTTCTGGAGAATGTGGATGTTTCCCAGACGGGGGGAGTTTCACGCCGGCACGGGATGAAGAGGGTGTTCGCCGCTTTGGAGGGTTCCATTCTTCTTCCCTATGTTTATTCCGCCAATGACCGTTTTCTTGTGGAGGTGGCTCCTTCCCTGCTGCGCGTGTTGTCCGTTGAGGGGGATGTAGTTGCCTCCCTGCCTTCCGTGTGGACGGCGGCGGATGTTTCCGCCCTGCGCCACAAGCAGGTGAACAGCATGCTGTTTCTGGCCTGCCCCACGCATGAGCTGATGGTGCTGAGACGGGATGACGAGGGCGCGTTTTCCCTGGCTCCCTATGAGTTTAAGGCCCGCCCCTGGCGGTATGAGGAGTTCCGGGATTTTCCGGTGCGCCTGACGCTGGATGAGGGGTGTTACAGGGTGTCTTTCGGGGAGCATGCGTCCGATCCGGACGCGGCGGTTAACGAGGGGGATGTGATGCGCGTCCAGGTGACGGTGCCCCAGCAGACCGGGTTCAGCACGGGGGCCGTGATTCGCCAGGGATGGGTGATTGCCAGGGCGTTTACGGCGGCTTCTTCCTATGCCGCGGGCAAGAAGTTGTGTATCAATGAGGGGAGTTACTGGTCCTGGTGGACGTGCGACAGGGATTTTAACGGGGCGGAGGATTTCGTGGACGGCCTGACGTCTCCGGCGGATTATCCGGAGCATTTTCATAAGGGCGTGATTTGCCATTCCAATACGATTACCTGCAAGGGGACCTGGAAGTTTTGGTGCAGTAAGGAGTGGTACGGCACGTATGCCGTGGAGCGGCGTTTTCCGAATGAGGATTGGCAGCTGCTCGGTTCCTCCACTTCCATGGTTGACGCGGCATCCAATTTGCAGATTACCGGGGACGAAAGCGAAGAGGAGTGTTATTTGCGCCTGATGTTGTATGAGTCCCGGCTTTCCAGCGGTTCCGATCCCAGCCAGGGGTTTCCCCCGGACAGCTGCGGGAATAAGCTGGTGGTGGATGCTTATAAGAAGGATGTGGTGCTGCGGCTGCGTTCCGGCGCCCGTCCGGCTTCCGTACAGCGGTTTTCTGTTCCCGCCACGCCGGCGTTGCGGCATTTCCTGACCTGTACGGCGTCTTCCATCAAGGCAAGCCGCGTGTGGGTGGATGAGGAGGAGGTTCCGGGGGCGTCCGCCGTGCTGACGCTGGGCAGCAACGGCATTGACGTGACGCCCAGTGGGATGCCCGCTGACGCGCTGGAGGATGGACAGACGGTCCGGTTTGCCTGGACGGAGCCGCGCAAGTCCGGGGCCGTAACGCTGGACGCCCGCGGCATGAGAACGGATTTTTGGCCCGCCGGGGCGAGGTTTGACGTGAATGTGACGGGGAATGCTTTGTCCGGGATGGGTGAGGGCGCGGTGGTTCGGTTGACGGCCTGGTCTGCCGGAGACGCGCAGTTTACGACGGTTTGGAAGAGCAGTACGGAGGTTTACGCCGCTCCGTCCAGCGGGTTTTATACGATTAAGGTTGTCCATGACAAGGGCAGTACGCTGGAGGCTGCCGAGTGCCAGGCGGAGTTTTCCGGGGTGGCTTCCGGTGTGGTGAAGCCGGATGTCCTGGAGGAGATGTCCGCGGCGGGTTTGTCCACCAGCGACGTGCGCAAGTTGACGCTGCCTTTGGGGAGTGATTTTTGCGATTTTTTCGAGAAGAAGGGCCTGCCGGTTTTTTCCGCATTGTTGGTTGATGGGGCCAAGGTGGACGGCGGATTTGAGGTGTCCAGGGAGGGACGGATGCTGACGGTGAAGCCCGATGGGTTGACGACGGATGATGTCGGCGCCGGGAGCATGGTGCGCCTGGAATGGGAGCAGGCAGAGGTGAATTTGGACCGGTTTGCGGAGGGGTCGATTGAGATGTATCGATTTTTTCTGCCAGCGGGTACAGTCGTGTCGATGCAGGGGTTTGTCTGCGTTTATGCAGGACAGACGATTCGGCTGAATTCGACGTTGAATGTGTGTTCTTTTTGCGAGGGTAATGGCGGTTCTTATTCGTTGAGGTCTGTGTTTTCCACGATGGAGAAGGCGTCTTTTACGGTGCTGGAGGACGGGGTTTATGTGGTGAGGATGGAGACCTGGACCGGAGGTTCCGTCAGTCAACGGGCCAGAGCGCAGCTGGAGGCGCCGGCCTGTACGGCATGGATGGAGGCGGAGGTGGCCGAGGTGACGGCTTCCGCGGAGTATTCTCTTTGGGATAATGTGTCCGCGGTTCCGGAGGGTGTACCCCCGTCCGGGGAGTCGTTGATGTGGAGTTTCGCGGCGTTCCGGGGGGTGTACGGGTTTCCTTCCCTGGTGGATGTGTTTCAGCAGCGACTGGTGCTGGCCGCTACGCAGGCCCAGCCGCAGACGGTGTGGTTGAGCAAGACGGATGACCTCAACAGTTTCGAGGTGGGGAAGCAGGATGATTCCGCGCTGGCTTTGACGTTGAGCACCACAACACAGAACAGGATTTGCTGGCTGATGGCACAGAGTTCCCGGCTACTGTTGGGGACGGCGGACGCGGAGTGGGCGGTGTCCGGCGGCCAGGGGGTGATGACTTACGCCAATGCGCGGGCGGATAGCCACGGGTTTGTGGGTTCTTCCGATGTGCCGGCCCTGATGGCGACCGATAAGGTGCTGTATGTGGAGAGGGGCGGCGGACGGGTGTATCAGTACGGGTATGATTACGAGAGCGACGGGTTTGTGTCCCGCGATTTGACGGTGTTTGCCGATCATGTGCTGGCCGGCGGCGGAGGGGTTACTTCCGGGGATTTTATGAGGAAACCCCACCCGCGGGCGGTGATGACCCTGGCGGACGGCACGATGGCGTTGATGACTTATAACAGCATGCACCAGGTTCACGCCTGGCACCGTCACAGGACGGAGGGGCGGATGTCCAATGCCGTGGTGCTGCCCAATGGATCCGGGGATGATTTGCTGTTTGTGTCCGTAGAGCGTGAGGATGGGCGGTTTGTGGAGGTGTTTGATCCGGACGGCCCGTTTGTGGATGCCGGCGCATGGGATTTTACTTCCACGGTGGTGACGAATGCGCTGGATGTGACGGAGTCCCTGGGCAGGGATAGACAGGCGGCGGCTGTGCGTGTGTTTTTTGCTTCCGATACGGCCCCGGCCGGTATTGAGGTGTCCAATGACGGGAGCGCCTGGGACCGGTTGAGCAAGACCAGGACGATGGAACGGGGATGGCATGAGGTGCTTCCGTCCGCCATGTGGAAGCGAGACGTGCGGTTTGGCATCCGGGTTTCCGGTGACCGCCCCCTTGAGTTTTTAGCTGTTGATACGCAATGACGGAGCCTGCGAAGACGAGACCGGATTGGAAGGAGCTGCTGGCCGACAGGTGGTGGCGTCTTAATCATTTGTATTGGATTGAGGATAAGGAGGGGCGGATGGTGCGCTTCCGCCCGAATTGGGCCCAGGAGGAGCTTTTCCACGGGCTTTGGTTCCGCAATACGATTTTGAAGGTTCGCCAGCTGGGGATTTCTACGTTTTGCGCGGTTTATATGCTGGATCTTTGCCTGTTTGGAAAAAACCAGCATTGCGGGATTATTGATAAGACGCTGGAGGACGGGGAGGCCAAGCTTCGCAAGATTGCTTTTGCTTACGAGCATTTGGATTATTTGCCGGAGAGTCCGACGATGGAGGACCGGGCGCTGGCTGCTTTGGGGAAGATGGTTAAGGAGGGGTGCGCTGTGGTGGAGAAGAGGGCCACCCGCATGGCCTGGTCCACGAACGGGTCTGTCGATGTGGGGGTTAATTTGCGCGGGTCCACTCTCCAGTTTCTTCATATTTCCGAGTTTTCCTACACGGCTTTGCACGATCCGGCGCGGGCCAGGAAGATCCGCACGGGCGCGTTGAATACCGTTGGCAAGAGTTGCGTGGTGGTGATGGAGTCCACCCACGAGGGGGGGAAGGCCGGTCTGGCTTACCAGTTGATGGAGCAGGCCATGGAGATGGTGGGCAAGCCTCTTTCCAGCCTGGATTTCAGGTTTTTCTTTTTTTCATGGATCCAGCATCGGGAGTATTGCCTGGAGGGGGTGGAACCGAGGCTGGATGATTTTTTGCGGGAGTATTTTTCCGATTTGAAGAAGCGTTACGGGATTGAGTTGTCCGAAGGGCAGAAGGCCTGGTACGCTACCCAGTACAGGATTAACGGAGCGGAGGTGAAACAGGAGTTTCCCACCGTGCCGGAGGAGGCTTTGCAAACGTCCGTGGAGGGGGCTATTTACGGGAGGTGGATTTCTTCCCTGCGGGCCGAAGGCAGGATCGCCGCCGAGTTTGAGGCGGATGACGTGGCTCCGATTTATGCTTCCTGGGATTTGGGGTTAAGCGATTTTATGGCGATTTGGCTTTGGCAGGTGGTGGGTGGCAGGTATTACGCGCTGGATTATATTGCCGGGAATAATCAGGCGGTTGATTATTACGTGGGGCAGATTCGGATGAGGGAGAGGGAGTTCGGGCCTGTCGCCCTGCACCTGCTGCCGCACGATGCGGCCAGAAGGGATTTTTCCAAGACTTCTTTTGAGTCCGTGTTGCAGCGGGCCGGGTTCCGCACGGCGATCGTGCCGCGCACGTCCGATGTTTGGACCGGGATTAACGCGCTGCGGAATATGCTGCGTTTTTGCGTGTTTCATGAGCGGTGCAACAGGCGCCCGGAGATTGACGGGCAGAAGTATGTTTCCGGGGTGGGTTCCCTGGAGTATTACCGCAGTTTGCCGCCGGGGGCCAACGGGTGCGTGCGGGAGATGCCGCTTCATGACGCCTGCTCCCACGGCGCGGATGCGGCCCGGACGTTTGCCGAGGCGGTGAGCCGAGGCCTGGTTTCAGGCCATGCCGGGGTGCCGGAGAAAGTGAAGAGGCCGCACAGACGCCCCGATGCTCTGGAAGGAATGCTTTATTGAATTCCCATCTGATCTTTCAGCTTTTTAAAATTTTCTCTAAGCTCAACTTGGTCAAAAGAAACAAAGCAGTCAAAAGGAATAATATGACGTTTCCCATCTTTACGGGTGATGATTTTGCAGTTATCTGGGCGCATATCCGCAATATAAAAGACGGCTACTTTATAGATATTCCCTTTATAGCCTTGATAGTGGCTTTCATCTTTTATTTTTTTACACGAGAATTGCCGACAAAAAAGCTCATCCATTTCTTCAATGGAGGAAGGAACGTCTCCGTCTATAATCCGCTGACGGATAAGTATAGAGCGATTATTTCCTTCTGCGACTACTCCTAAAATTTCTATACCCGTGTTAAAGAAGCTGTTGTGGAGGATGAGACGTATTAGGTATTCTCTGACAGTCGCCAATGTCACGGCTTTAGTTTCTGAATCAAAGGTATATCCAGAGCAGTTCCATTTAGTCTTCTTATAGTAGTATGGAGGAATCAGGAGGACATCATGCTCATGCCCTGTCTTATCCCATTGTGGAGCATCGTCTTTAATGGACGAAATACTGGAGGCATGCTCTAGTGAGAGCAGTAGTTGCCTAATGTCTCCAAGGTAAAGGACTCCGTTACTTTGTGCCCATTGACATAGTGCATTCCATTCATTATTGCATCTCTCACTTTCATCGTCTTTAGAAATTCCTCCAAGTAATATCTGTACGGTTTGGAGGATTGTGATTGGATCAAATCTTTTGAGATTTGAGCATTTTCTATCAGACATTTCAGATCAAGAGAGTTATCGGGCAAACAAGATTTTGCAATGCGTGACGAGCGCGCAGTACGGCGTCCAGGCTCCATTTGCTCACAGGCAATGATCGCTTGGAGAACGTCGTGGATGTCCATATCGTTGTTCACTGACGGGAAGGGGTAGTTACTGGTTAGTTCCGCAGGGTTAGACAGAGAAGAGGGCTTTTTGTTCCCCTTTTTCTATCTTTCCGAGGCAACACGGTATCTGTGGATTTATCAATTTGCAAGATATTTTCTTTTCATGAAGAGGTGAGTTGATGGATGTCCGCTTGGATTGTTCGAGTTGTTTTTAGTTGATTCCGCCGGACAAGTCTCCCCATTTGATACGTTATGAATTTGAGTGTGAAGGCGGGATAGAAACATTGATTCTCGCCAACTTGAAGGAAGTCCGCCCTCATGCGATTGTTGAGGAATGGACAAGCTGACGTTTTTTTCACAGTGCCTTTCCCTGCTGGGGGATCAGGAGTTTGTGATGGATTCCCCGGCGGCCAGGGCTTGCGAGTTGTGGTTTCCTTCCGTGATGCTGGAGGCCGTTTCCTATGGCCCGTGGTCGTTCGCTACGAAGGAAGCCGTGCTGGAGTGCCCGGAGGGGAACGGCCGGTTTCCGCTTCCGGAGGATTGCTTGAAGTTGTTGAAGGTGGAGGCCGGGCGCTGGCGCATGGCCGGCCGCGAGGTAGTTTGCGAGGAAGCCCCTTCCCTCCTGCAGGTGCGGTTTTTGTCCAATGATGTGGCTTTGGCGGAGATGCTGCCGGATCATGAGCCTTTGTTTGTGGAGGCCGTGAAGTGTTTGCTGGCTTCCAAGGTAGCAGCCACGGTGACGGGCAAGCCGCAGAATGTGAGCGTGTTTTTGGAGTTGTACAGACGTTACGCTTCCGACGCCCTGTATCACGATGTGAGCCAGCGCGGGAGCAATGACCAGCATCCGTTGAAGGATATTTTAGATCGTTCCATTTTGTAGGGTTATGGGCAGTATCGGTTCTTATGTGACGAACAGGGCCAACGCGAAGAGCGCGCTGGCACAGGGACAGGCGGCGCGGGATGCCGCGTATGTGAATGCGGCCAATACCGAGGCGGAGTCCGCTTCCGCTTTGCGTCTTGCCGCCGAGAATATGGCGACAGCCAGGCGCAATCAGACGGCCGCCACGGCTTCCGTGCGGGCTGGGCGAGGCGCTTCCGGGTTTACTTCCGAGGGATCCGGCAGCCAGGCGGAGCTTGCCACAGCCGAAGTGCTGGAGAAGCAGATTTCCGATTTGTCCCTGGGCGCGGCGATTAGTGACCAGAGCAAGCGCCATGAGGCGGCAATGCAACGCTGGGAGGGGGATGCCGCATTGGTGAGCGCGCAGAATCAGGCGGCGGCTTATAAGTCCGCCGCTTCCGGGGCCCTGGTGTCCACAGGGCTTCAGCTTGGCGGGGCTTTAGTCGGCGGCATTGGCGCCGGAATGGGGGCTTTCGGTTCGACGACGGCCGCCCAGGGGGCTTTTGCCGGTTATAATCTGGGCGGTTTGGCCGGGAGCGTGTTTCCCGGGTCTACAGCGGATCCCCGCCAGGGGATGATGACGCTGGGGGCCTGGGCGGCGGGTCCGGAGAAGAGCGGGTTTTCTTTTTACGATTACCTGGGCGGCCAGAAGTGGAATCCTTACAGGAGCGTGTGGCGATGAATGCGTTTGATGCGACCGTGAGCGCTTATGCGGAGGTGGGACGGGATTTGTGGTCTGATGTGAAGGATTGCGCGTCCCTGGGGCTGGCGTTCGTTTCCCCGGATGAGGTGTGCCTCGCTTTGCCTGCCGAGAGGCTGGGGGAGATGTGTTTTCCTCCTGTGGATATGCCGGTTCTTCCGGAGAGGTGCTTGTTTGTATGGTGGGCGGCCGGGAAGCCGCGTGAGTTGGCCCGACTGGCCCGGCAGTTTTCCCGCAGAGGTTTTACGCATGTGGCCTGGCAACGGTTTTTGCGTGGGCCGAAGGTGCATGTTTTTTCTATTGATCAACTTATCAGTTTTTCGTCACGATGAGAGAGTTTCCTTTATACGGCGGGCCGTCCCTGCAGACGGCCAAGGCTGATCCCGGTGTCGCGGCACGGGCCGCCAATGGCGATCATGGGCAGGTGTTGGGCGCGTCCGTCCAGAAGGCCGAAGAGGCTGTTCAGGGGAGCGCGGAGGCGTTTGCCAGGATTTCCGATTTCGGGGAGATGCAGCGTCAGGAGGTGGAGTTGCGCCGCATCCGGGACGAGTCCGACGCGAAGTTTTCCAGGATGCTGGCTTTCGCGCCAGGCACGAAGGAGAGCGTTTTTGAGAAGGACGGTTCTATCCGGCAGGGCAAGCTGGACGATTTGGCTTACGAGTTCGGCCAGAAGATTGAAGCGCTGGGAGGCAGTTTTTTCCACCCGGAGAGCGCCATGAAGGCGGAGGCTGTCAGGGCTTCCGTGCGGTCAAGCCTGCCGGAACGTTATTGGGGCTTGGCTGCCAAGCATCAGCTGGGCGTTGCCAGACAGGCTTTCGATACGAGTTTGAAGCTGGCCGAGGAGAAGCAGGATTGGGGCGGTTATGAGAGGTCTATTGATGACGCCGTAGCTTCCGGCACAATTTCACATGATGAAGGAGAGCTGCGTTTATTGAGAGGGAGGAAGAAGGCCGAACTCCATCATTTTGAGAACCTGGCCGCAACCAACCCGGATCTTGCCGCCGAGAAGATTAACCGCGGGGAGTTGGACGGGCTTTTTTCCGCTGCCGAGCAGGATGAGATGATGCGGTCCCTAAGACGCCGGGATGACAAAGCAGGTTATTTATCCATGAAACAGTTTTCATCCATTCCCGCTAAAACGAAAGGGAAAGGCAAACAGGAAGATTTGCAGGAGAAATATAATGAATTACAACGCATTTCCAAGTACCCAGCCCAGTTGGAAATTAATCAGTATTTTGCCCAGAACGGACATTTTGAAGGAGTTCGGTCACAGATCCACAACCTGTTATATGACCTGACAGAACGGGTCGTCCCAGGTGACCAAGGTCCCGATTATGCAGAATGTCAGGAAGAACTGATAGCCCTGTGCCAATTTTATGATGTGCCTTCCGAGATAAAGACCAGGCTTCTCCAACGCATGGACAAAAGAGCCGCCATGAATAAGGATTTGCCTTTGCTGAATGTGGGAGACCGCCTCCAGCGCATGAACGGCATAAAGTTGTACAGGCAGAGCGATTATAACAATGAAGTAGGAGTGATGCACAAGGAGTCCAAAGCGGCTTATGCTTTATACAAGCAAAGTGCCGTAGCCTCCGGTCAAGAAGCCGAAAGCAAAGATGACTGGATGAAAAAAGACAAGATGGAACGTCTGGCTTCTCTTGAGAAAAATCTTGCCGCGCAGTCCAGCCTTGAGATTAAGACGCAGTTTGACGCTTGGCTGGCGGACGCCGCAGCCCGCAAACAGGGGGAACCGCCTAACATGGTAACGCAGGAGTTGAATCTTCAACGCATTATCCGAGATGTCACAGGGCGGCAGGATCTTGTTATTCCCAGAATGGGGGCGGCTGTGGATGCTCTCGTTCAATCTACTCTGCATCAAGAAAAGATAAAGGGTTATGATGCAGAAAAACGCCTCGGCAAAACAATTCTGACAAAAAGTAATGTGGAAGCATTGGCAAAAGACAGATTCATCAGCCCGATGACTTTCTCCGGAAGTGTCAGTGTGGACCAAGAAAGTTCCAGTTTGCCTACCGGAGTTCTCTTGCCAGAGAGTATGAAAGGTAAGGTGGGGGACGATACCGGGAGACTGGCCGTTATGGTTCCGGCACCGGGGAATTCCAAGCAGGGGCGACTTTTGCCGGTAGTTGGTTTCCGAAAAGGAAACGGAATCAGGATAACGCCGAGAGCCGCCTCCAGAATGAGGATCACCCTGTATCAGCGTTTGAACGGGAATATCATCGTACACCCCGCCACACAAGCCATGCAGAGTTATTTGAAGTCCGAATACATGTCCGAATCCGATGATGGCGTACTGCCGACGGATTACGGGCTTCTTCCCGCAGAAACAGCAGAGCCTGTTTCTTCCGTTTACACCAATGAAGCGGGCACGACAGATGCCCTGCTGCCTCCCCTTTAATTTTTATTTCCTTACCTGAATGATGAATACCTCCTTTTTTTCTTCTGCCCTTAGCGTGAGTTCCGAAGTCCCGTTGGATATGCAAAATACGGATGATTTGCGCAGCCGTGACGAACTGGTTGAAAAGATTGATCCTTCTTTCAACCCGGATATGAGCCAATGGGATGCTTCTTCCGATTTGTTCGACCATGGCGCAGAAGAGCTACCCGATTTTTCCAATCCGGAGGAGAGTTTGAGGCGATTTGCCTCTTATGCGTTCAACGCCGGGATCGCAGAACGCGAGAAGGCCAGGGAAAAGAAGTTGCACACCATGAGAGACATCGTGTTGTATTACGATGGAGACAAAGGGGCCAAGGAACGGCTGCGCCAGATATGGGGGGATGTAGATATGGAACGGCTGGATATGCTTGATCAGGAAGAGAAGTTGCCGGAACTTTCCCTACGTCTTCTTGAAACCTACGGAGACGGAGACTACAGGAGAGGGGGGGATGATTATTTGTCCGATAATGATTTGTGGCGAGATAAAGAGGCTGTGAACGTTTCCGGTATATGGAACCATTTCAAAAAGAATGTTGATTCCATGGTTCTGGCAGAAAAGAGGATGAGGGAGCTCCGGGAACGGGAACATGTCAATCTGTCAGAGGCAGCCAAAAGATACGTATTGGGGGGCGAGAATGCTCTTAAAGCAGAAGAGAGGCTGGGATTGTTCAACGCCGGAGTGGATTTTGCTTCTCTCAACCGTGCCCGCCGGGCGGCTTCTTATATAGACCGTTATGTTCAGGGCGGAAATTTGTTTAACGATCAGATGGCGGACGAGCTGGTGGAGATTCTGGGAAGGGATGAGGATGCCCGCATCATGTTTGGGCGTATTCTATTTGAGATGTCCAAGGATACCGCCGGGAAAAGGATGGGCGTGACAGAGGCTCCCCGAATCGCGGAGGGGGCTGGCGCGCTGGCTAAAACGGGGGAATATATGGCAAGGGCCGCGGCCGCGATTCCTGCTGCCCCGTCAGGGGCGTGGGATCATTTTACCCGAAGTCTTGAGACCTACAGGCAGAATTTGAAGAACACGGGCAGAGAAGAAATGAATCCTTTTGAATCTGACCGGCTTCGGGAACATTTCAGGAAACAGGGGTTGAGCAGCAAGGAAATAGCGAGGCGTGTTGTAGATATTCAGTTTGAGAGAGAGAAGAGGAAAGAGGCCCGCATTGAGATAGAGTCCCTGATGGCCGCCGCGCTGGAAGGCGGCGAAAGGGAGTTGTTAGAGAATTCTTCTTTTCTGAACAGGACTTCTTATAAGCTGGGGGGGCTGGTCGGGGACTGGGTTCCCATGGCGGTGCCTTATGCCGGGTGGCATCTCATGTTCGGAAGCGCCGCACAGAGAGCCCGCATGGAGGGGAGCAATATGGGGCTGGAGGGAGATGAACGCGAGTGGCGCTCCCTGTTCCGTGGAGCTTCTGCGGCAAGTGTCGAAAAGATAGCCTTCGGAGGTCTTGGCAAGATGGTTCCGGGGTTTCGTCAAATCCAGCAATGGGCCGGACGCGGGAATGCCGCTTCATGGAGGGCAAGGTTTGCATCTTCTCCCAAAGCGCAGGTGGCGGGGCATGCGGTGATGGGTATGACGGAAGAGGCGTTTCTTGAACCTACCGCCGAATACATCATGAATTTCGCGACAGACCTTTTTTTGAATGACGAGCGAGGGAAGGCCACTTTTTCAGGATATCTTCAGGATATGCAAGCCATGCTGGAGCCTGACCAGTTCGCGGCTCTTGCCCTGTTTTCCATCGGCATGTCCTCCCTGAATTACGGACAGTTGAGCAGGGATAGCGCACGGTTCCGGGATATGCTGGCGGCTTATAAGGCTTCCGGGGGAACGGAAGCCGGATTGTTGGATGCCATGAATCAGCCTGACAGGAAAGGTGTGCTGGAAAGAGCTCTTTCCAATTTGCATGATTCCTGGATGGAGGATCCGCAGGCTTCCATGGAGCGGGCGAGCGCGGCTGCCGGAGAACGCCTTTCCGGGGAACGCATTGAGTCTTTGCGGGAGCTGGACGCGTGGCGGGCCGCCGAGGATGCCGGCATGGTTCCCAGGGTGGAGCCGGCGGAACAGGAGGGGATGTTCCGGGTGTATGCTCCGGCGCGCGGCACGGAAGCGCCGCGGGAGGATGCTTCCGTTTCCGGAGAGGGGCAGGAAGAGGGCGCCCCTTCCTACACGCTGATGGACGGCGAGCAGATGACAGCTTATTTGCAGGCGTTTGTGGATGCCGATATGGAACATGCCATTGTCGGGGCACAACATTTGCTGGCCGGGGATGTGACCGTGGGCCAGGCCCTGGCCCAGGGGCGTTTTGACGCGGCGGAGGTGATTACGCGCACAGTGACGGATGAACAGACAGGGGCCGAACGGGTGGTGATTGCCCCGGAGACGCTGGGGCAGATGAAGGCCCGCGCGGATATGGCGATGGCCGCTATCCGCGCCCTGGAGGCGGAGGGGGTGAGTTATGAGGAGGCCGCCGCCCGCATGGATGCTGCGTTGAGCGAACATATTCCGCTGGGGACCCTTGTGAAGACATGGGAGGAATCCCAGGAACGCATCAGGACGGAACAGGCCCGGAATCCGGAGTTTAAGGCTCCTGCCATGGATGCCCCGTTTTCCAACGCTTATGTGACGAAGGTGCGCCGGGGAGATACGTTCCGCCGGGTGTTGAGGTATGCCCGCGGGAGCGCGACGGTGGAGGATTTGATGGAGGAGACGATGGAACAGGCGGTCATTTCCTGGCAGGCGGAGCAGGGTTTGTCCTGGGACGAGTTCGGCGCGATGCTCCAGGAGGCGCAGAGGGTGATGATTGAGTTGTTTCCAGAGGCGCGGGGGGAGGAGATGCAGTTTATTCACCTGGACGCCGGGAAGCCGGTGACGGGTCATGACGCGATTGAGGCGTTTTCCAAAATCGGGCGTTCCCGCTGGCTGGCGGACGCGGTGCGGAGTACGTCCCTGCCCTCCTGGCTGCGGAAGTTGCTGAATCACCTGGTGAAGTTCCTGGGGTATTTTAAGGCGCGCGTGGAGTTGGGCGAGATGGTGCGCCAGGCGGAGGAACAGGGCGTGTTTTCCCTGCCGGTGCGTCAGGCCCTGGCGGTGATGCTGGATGCGGGGAATGCCCTGTACCGGGACCAGCAGGGGGATTTGATGGAGTTGTCCATGGAGCGGGCCAGAGCGCAGGCGGGGCTGGACGCGATGTTTGGCGCGGGCGTGGCGACGGAGGCCCGGACGCTGGAGGATGAGCTTGCGGAGAGCAAGGCGCAGGATGAGGCCGACGCGCAGGCGGCAGCGGATGAGGCGCGGACGCCGGAGAATTCCCCGGAGGCACAGGAGGCGCGGCGCGAGCGGGAGCAGGCCCGCGTGGAGGCGCTGGGCGAGCCGGATGGGTCAGGGGTGTTTAACGGGGCGTTTATTGAGGTTCAGGAGGGGGTGCGCCAGGGGTTTATTGAGAAGTCCCGGCTGACGCTTTGCCCGGATGTGCCCCAGTTTAAGCAGGGGGCGGATGAACAGACCGGGGTGGTGAATCCGATTGTGGGGGCATGGCAGCGCAATGCCGCGCCGATTTCCGTGTGGAGGCGGAAGGATGGCGCCCTGCAGGTGATCAGCGGCCGGCACCGTTTTAACGCCTGCACGGATGAGGATATTAATTGCACGGTGTATGATGAGGCGGCCGGGTTTGATTTGGATTGGGCACAGACGCATGATGTGGAGAATAATATCCGGGACGGGCAGGCTTCCCTGTTTGAGATTGCCCGTTATGTGAGCCGGAAGCGTTTGACGAAGGAGGAGGCGGTGGAGAGGGGGATTTTCCGCAAGGGGCAGTCCCGCCGCGGGGTGGAACTGGGCCTGTACGGCTGTTCCGATTTGCTGGACGCGCTGGGGAATGAGCTTGTTTCTCCGGATGACGCCTGGCGCGTGGCGATGGCGTTCCGCAATCAGAACGAGGTGCAGCGGGCCGGGCTGCGTGCCCTGATGGAGGGGAAGAGCTGGCAGGCCGCTTTGGCCGTGATGCAGGTGGCCGCGAATATGGACCGCATCCGCGGGCTGGCGGCGGCGGCCGGGATGACGTTTGAGACGGATTTGTTCGGCAATTCCCACGCGGAGGAGTATTTTTCAAGGCTGGCCCAGTACGCCGCCACCCGCGTGAGCGAGCTGACGAGGGAGATTTCTTCCATTAGCGGGGCGAGCAGACGCCCGGAGACGGCCAGGAAGTATGGCGTGGATGTGAGGGATGCCGCCGCGCTGGAGGCAGTGGTGAAGGATTTGAAGGCGCAGAGGGCCCAATGGCAGAATTTCGGCCTGCATGAGGAGTTGATTAAGGAGGCCAATGACGCCGTGATGGTGGAGCTGGGGGTGAAGACGCGGGAGGAGGTGGACCGGGAGAACGGCGTTCTTCCTTTGGAGGCGCCGGAACAGGAGGCGGGTTCCGCCGATACGGGGATGTTGCAGCTTTCCCAGGATGTGAGCCGGATGCTGGACGCGGCGCTGACGAGGGGGGCCGCCCCTGCGGAAGATGAGGCTCCCGCAGCGAATTTTTCCCTGGTGTCCATTTCTTCCGGGGATGTGGTGAGTTCCGCCGCCGGGATGCGGGCGAGATTGAAGCCGTTGCAGGGCAAGGTGTTCGTCAATAAGAATACGGGGATCCAGGCCGTGATTGAGGCGCGCGTTTCCGGCAAGACGGTGGGCAAGGCCGGGGCTTCACAAATGTCCGTGGCGAATTTGAAGGCACTTGGGTTTTCCGCGGAGGAGGCCCGGAGGGTTCATTATACGGCGGCCACCCGCATTCATGAGTTGTTTGAGAATGCGGAGGATGGATTTTTTGAAGAGGCGTATAAACAAGATGCCTCAAAAGCCGGAGCCTATCATTTTTTCAATACAGTAGATATTGAAGGGATAGGAGCGTTTGATGTTAATGTTACAGCAATCAAATACGTTAAGGAACAGGAAGGTAACGTTCTTTACACGCTGGAATTGACCATAGAAAACCCCGCCACTAGGGGAGCTGCTAGCCGGGAAGGCCGCCTACCTACACCCTTCAAGGACGGGGTTTCTACCCGTAATTTATCTTCTTACCGTTCTTTTGTCGAGAAGGAAAAGGCGGCTGTCAGGAAGAAGGCGGAGTCTGACGGGACGTTCATGAAGGCTCCGAATGGGAAGGATACGAACCTGACGGAAGACCAGTGGCTTTCCGTGCGCACGGAGGCGTTTAAGAGTTGGTTTGGCGATTGGGAGCATGACCCGGAGAACGCTTCCAAGGTAGTGGACGAGAATGGGGAGCCGCTGGTGGTGTATCATGGTTCCCCGCATGTTTTTACCGTGTTTGACGTGGAGCGTTCCGGAGAGAATTTTAACCGGAGCCGGGAGGATGGAGGGTTGTTGTTTTTTTCTTCCCTGCCGGAGACGGCGGAAGATGTGCTTTATGATTTAGAGGGACGTTTTCCGGGGACCGGGTTGGAGAGTGCGCGGCTGTATGCGTGTTTTATGAGGTTGAGGCGTCCGTTTATGCTGGATCTTGGCGATGCTTCACAGCGCCCGTTTTCCGGGGAGGGTGTGCCGGAGAACGTGAAGGGTTCCCCGATGGCGTGGTATTTGTTTCCTCACGAGTTGAGGAGAGGGTTTGATGAGGGGAATGCTCATGGCGCAGGTTATGACGGTGTTGTTTTGAAGGGCAGGAATGCTTATGACGGGAGTCCGGAGGTGTGGGGGATGGCTACGGATTCCCGGCAGGTGAAGAGCGCTGTCGATAACCGCGGGACGTTTGATTCAGATAGTCCGGATATTACGTTTTCCATTATTGGGGAGAAGGCTGAATCCTTCCAGGAGTACCACAATAACGGCCTTTCCTACACGGATCCGGCGGACGGGAAGCGGAAGGCGATCATTGATTCCCGCGGGGTGCGGTTGAGGAAGGAGCACGTCAGCGTGAGCGAGGGGGGACATGTGAATGTTTCCCTGGCCGCGGCCCTGGATTTTCCGGAGTTGTTCCGGGCCTACCCGGAGCTGCGGAGGCTGCGGGTGGATTTTTACCGGGACAGCGGGAGCAGCACGGGAGGGTTTACCGATCCGCAGGAGCATTATATTGCCGTGAATGTGGCACGGGGCGGGAAGAACGCGGCTCCCGGCATGGTGCTGGATACGATTTTACACGAGGTGCAGCATGTGATTCAGGGGTATGAGGGGTTTGCCCAGGGGGCCGGGAGCATGAGCCGGGAGCAGGCGCTTGCTTATCTGGGCGGGAGCATGAGCCAGCTGGCGGGCCGGGGCGACGACTGGGCGAAGGCGGCCCTGCCCCGCCTGGCGCGGATGAAGCGGGAGCTGGAGGCAGGGACGTTGCAGCCGGCGTTTGTGTATGTTTTTTCCCACGGGGAGCAGAAGGCGCGGCTTGCCGGGACGTTTGAGAAGAATAGCGAGGGGGTCTTGATGAGCGGGCTGAACGGGTTCCGGCTGCTGGACGCTCCGCAGTTTTCGATTCCGCTGACGGGGGATATTACGGAGCTTGGCGGCATTACGTTCGGGGCCGGGAGGTTTGGACGGATGGCCGGCAGGGTTCTGGCTCCGAACGGGGATTGGCTTTACGATGAGATGGTGTTCAGGATGCGGGCCGCCACGCAGCGGTCCGTGAGTAAGCTGCGCCTGTTTGAGACCGGGGACCGGGAGCGCGGCCTTGAGCTGCTGGCGGAGGCGCAGGAGCTGATTTCCACAGTGGAGCGGTATTTGCCTGATTCTTACGGGTTCGGGCTGGAGCCTTACAAGATCTGGCTGAATGTGTTTTCCCTGCTTTACGGGAATAGCGGGAAGATGGCGCCGGGCGATGCGGTGGCCAGCGCGTTGGAAGCGATTCCTATGAGGAGGTGGCCGGAGATTATGGAGGGGAGCATTGGCAAGAGTTTTGTCAATTGGGCGGAGAAGAGGCCGGAGCTGGAGGATGTGGTGGTGGAGGCCCGGAGGGAGATTGCCGAACGGCAGGCTGATTACGAGCTGGATTCTGCTCCGGACGCGGATAACAGGGCCGCCCTGGCGGCCCGCAAGGGGGTGGAACAGGAGGTGTGGCGCCGGTTGTTTGAGGAGCACGGGGCCGAGTTTCTGGAGGAGTACGGGGAGCAGAAGGTGTTCCGGCTTGTGGGGAAGTTTATGGAGCGCGTGGTGGAGCAGATTGACCGCTTCCGGAAGGACCGGACGCTGGGGCGCATCCGCCGCGTGGCGGCTTCCGTGGCTCCGCGGACGAGTCCGCAGGGGAAGCCGATGCGCGGGAAGATGGACGCGGAAAGTTACCGGAGGCTGGAGAGGTGCTTGCGCCTGCTGGAGATGACCGAGAGCCAGTACGATGAGTTTTTCCAGAAGAATTTTCCGGAGGATGCCGAGGAGGGGAAGAGGTGGGAGGATCTGGCCCCGGATGCGCTGGTGCTGGTGACGCTGCCCGACGCGGAAGGGAGGCTGGAAGAGGTGGCCGTAACGCAGCGGGAGTTTGAGGTTTACGCCTGTTATGAACGGATGGACGTGAATACCGCGGAGAAGTGCGGCGCGGCCCTTGGAGAATTGATTGCCACGTCCCGCCATGCCTGGGAGAACGCAGCGGAGAAGAAGAAGCTGGAGGTTGCCGCCATGGCCGCCCCACTGCTGCAGGCCACCGGGGAGTTGGATGATAACAGGATGGCGATGTTCCGCCGGAAGGCGAGGCTACGGGCCCTCCCCAAGAAGCCCCTTTCCCTGTTTGATTACCTGATGAATTTTAATCAGTATATGCAGGCGCTTTCTTCCGTGGAGCCGTTTGCCGGGGTTGCCCGCCAGTTTGAGGAACGGGCGGCGCGGTTTAATGTGCAGCGGCAGGCGAGCGAGAAGGAGATGCTGCGTTTTGTGCATCATACCGTAGCGGAGATTGCGGGGTCCGCGGACCGGTATGATATTGCCGAGTGGATTTATGAGGGACGCATGAAGCAGGATACGGGGATTTCCGTTGTGGAGCGGGAACCGGATTGGAACAGGAAGGCAAACGCCCTGTACCGGGAACGCCTTCTTCATTTGCTGCGCCGGAAGGTGAAGTCCCACGGGCTGGAAGCGGTGCAGCTTTATTTGAGGGAGTTTAAGCTTTCCGAGGGTTTGAAGAAGGAGGTGGACGCCCTGTTCGGGCACCGCCGCAAGGATATTTCCGCCAAGCAGGCGAAGAAGGCATTGGAGCACATGGAGCGCGTGTTTACGCAGAAGGAGTGGGAGCGGTACGGGGACCAGAATGTTTTTGTGAGGGAGCGGGCGGAGATGCTGCGATCCAGGACGAAGTATGCCAAGGAGGGGTATCAGCCGAAGAGTTTCCGGCTGGATGGCCTGTCCCGGATGGAGGCGGCGTATTTGGTGCTGTTGTCCGAGCAGGCGGATTATACCGAGGCCCTGGCGGAACGCGGGTTTGACGCGGAGGTGATGGATCGGCTGCGCGGGTTTGCCGGGGATGAGGTGATGCGGTTTGCTTACGCCTTGAGAGAGAAATTGAATGAACGGAGCGGACAGGTGCAGGAGATGACCGAGAGGCGCTACGGCTCACCGTTTCCGCTGACGGAGAATTATTTCCGGGCGTTTTTCGATGTGACGATGGAGGCGATTGATAAGTCGATTGCTGATGCGGCGTCTTACGGGGAAGCGGCCACAGGCGGGAAGTTCGGGTTGATTCACGCCCGCCGGAAGCATCAGGCGCACCTGGATTTGGAGATGGATGTTTGCACGGCGTTTATGGCGGCCATGACCGAGCAGGATCTTTACCTGTATGGTTCCGAGATCAGCCGTGATTTGCGGGCCCTGCTGAATTTTAAGGGTGAGGATGGCGAGGCGGGCCGGAGCCTGGAGGTGCTGTTGGGGCGGGATGCCGTGGGCAAGCTGATGGCCTGGGCGGATGCGTTTGACCGCGCCGGAGCGGAGAGTATCCGGGGGCACCTGGATATGAACCGCCTGATGAACCGGCTTTCCGGCGCGGCGGCGCGGGTGCTGCTGGCCGGGCGCGTGGGGACGCTGACCAAGCAGGTGACGACGGTGATTAACGCGATGTATGCTTCCGACGAGATTGGCCTTGCCGAGTGGCTGGGGGCCGTCCGCCGGTATCACGCCGGGAAGCTGGTGAAGCCTGTGCGCGAGATAGAGGTTCTGCCGGAGCTGGACAGCCGCGACAAGACGCGGTTCAGTGCTACGCTGGCTGCCATGGGGGCCGACGAGGCCGGGCGCCGGGTGTCCCGCCTGGAACGCTGGAACCGGGAGGGGATGGATTTGCTGGAGCGGGTGGATATGAAGGGGAATGCGATTTCCGCGGCTATTTTGTACGATGCGGTTTACCGGAAGATGAAGCGTGAGACGCCGGACGCTGCGGAGGCCGAGCTTGACGCGGCCGCCATGGCGGAGGTGCGGCGCTCCCTGTCCCGCAAGGGTCAGCCGATGACGCAGCTGCAGAAGTCCCTGGCCGCGCAGCACCGGACCTGGATGCAGGCGGGCATGTTGTTCCTGGGCGGCGAGTCAATCAATACGATGGGCAATGTGTTTTCCCTGGCCCGCAGCGGGCAATGGGGGAAGGCCGGGTTGATGTGGGTTTCTCACGGGATGGTGCTGGCCCTTCTGAATGGGCTGCTTAATTTCATGACCGATGACGAGAAGCGCCGCCGGAAGCGGGAGTGGTGGCACGCCCTGTTTGATGTGGTGATGGGGCCCGTGATGGGGATTCCTGTAGTAAGCGGGCTGGCTGGTGAGGGCGTGAGGCAGCTTGCGAAGCTGTGCGGGTATCATGCTTTTATGCCGGGGAATAATTTGCTGGTGCCGTTTTCTAATGCGGCGGATATCGGGAAGGCGTTTTCCAACGCCTGGAAGTTGTTTGACGGCAAGGAACGGCCCTGGGAGGATGACGCCCTTTCTTTCCACGAGCTTTTACGCACCGCAGCAGCGGGGACGGTGGCTTTTTCTCCACGGACAACCAAGGGGGGCACCGCTGCTGTAGGAGCCGCCCTGACGATGGCGCTTCTGCTGAATGTGACGGAGTTTGCCCTTAAAACAGTCCGCAGCGTTCAGGAGAACGGTGCGGACTGGGATAAGTGGGTTGGGAACCGGAAGTAGTTAATTTTCACTTCACATCCGCTCATGAGAAAACTACGAACACTTCAATGATTTTCCGAGTAATTCACACAGAAAGTGTATTGTAAAAAAAAATAAATGTTTCATAATTATCGAATGCTTATTTGGAACTGCAAAAAATGCGACAGGCTTTGTACTAGTCAGTACAGTGAATCAGAAGAGGACTGGCGTTTAATAGGGTTGTGTCCTGATTGCAAAGAGAAAGAGGTTCGAATATTGAAAATCGATGATATGAGGAGGAAAGAACGAGAAGAACGTGATAAAAAAAACGGAAAGTGGTATATATTTGGCCTCTTCTGCTTCGTATTAGCGTTAGCTTCAATTCTTTCTTATGGTTCTGGAGTTCCTATATGGAAATCCATTATATTTGTTATATTTGCTCCAGTTATTTGTATTCTGATAGCTATACCTTTTTTATATTTATTTACAAAATATCTTGAGTAGTGCATTAGCATTGCATTTATTATTTACGCTGTAGGTTTTTTTCTTGGGATTATTTAATGGATTATTTGATTTAATATTTTAATTATTTCCAATACCTATTGCGATAAAGGTACGAGCGAAATAGTAATCCGAGGATGATGAGGATGATAAACCCGGTCACCTTCAGAATAGTCATCAGTATGTTAAGAAAGGCATCCACACGCGAAAAGAGTATTTTGTTTTTTCACGAAGAACAACAAAAAAGCCCCTGGCCCGGAGGCCAAGGGGCGAAGCATTCTAACGTAAAGAGGCCAAATAATAGCCTCTCTTCTCAGAAAAAACAACTCCTAAATCATTGTTTCAGTATTATTATGTAAAAATGCGTACTGGAATTGTTATGAAGGGGCTGTGTCCAACAAAAGGAGCTGTCCCGATAGAGGCAGCTCCTGAATATAGTAAAGGGAGGTGTTAATCTTCCCAGGTTCCACCTGCAGCTTCAATAGCATCCCGTACCTGAGCTGTAAGATAGTGGGGGGCATTGTCATTATCGTGGCCCGGGATAGTCACCGTCTGGCCATGAGGATGATCGTATACACGATGGGAACCCCGTCCTTGTCCTTGCTGCAGGATGAATCCGGCATTTCGTAAGCGTCTAATCAGATCTCGTATTCGCATAAGTGATGTTTAAGATACGAGAAGAGAGGAGAGTTTCAATGGACGCTGTCTGAATGGAAGAATCAGCTTTTTAATAGGCTACATTGCTTAGGAGAGATTCACCGTACTCAATTGATTGGATCACAAGAAAATTATATTTTGGATGTTAGATGAGTAAAAAATACTGAGAAGAGTATCTAAAAAGATCACTTATGAAAAATATGTGATTTCTCTATCTTGATTTGGCTGAGGTCTTCTAAAAGAGCATTGCAGAATTTTATTGTCCTTTAGCTTTCTCAATACGGGCTCACAATGTTCTGGGAGCATCCATAAATCACAACATTTATCATAGAGTGCGGATTCTGAAATAGGATGATTCTCTAAAATAAAGAGTTTAAATTGTTCCTGAAGATTTTCTATATGAGTTTTTTTAAAAGCAAACAAAAGTTGACTGTCTTTATTTGGCTGATCTTCATGTAGGAAGAAATTTGCCAACCCTTCTACAGGATCTTCTTTCCAACATAGGCGTAAAAATTGATCTATTCCTCTTCTGCTTCCAGAAAAATAGATTAAGCCGTAAATATTTGTTTTTTTCTTAAAAGCAAATGACCCAAAAAATAGTTTTTTCTCTAAAGGAGCTTCTCTAAATGCTTTCAATATTTGAGCATGAACATGTCTATAATCTTTGGGATTTTTGAATTTGTATCCCATATCAGAAAATCGATTTTGAAGTTCTTTAAAACGGTGCAAAGACGAGGAAGCCATAAAAACCATACAATCTGTATAGCAGCATTTAGACAAGCTAATAAGCTTCTCCATATCGAAATGAGCCATTCCAAATTGATCAATAAAAAGAATATTTGCAGTATTTGTTTTCCTTATTTCTTCTATATGATCATTGAAGGAAGTTTTAAAATCTGATGTTTTAAATTCAATTTTTATATGCGGATGGGAAGATAGACTGTCTCCAAAAATGTCTTTGATATTTTTCTGAAGAGAGTTAATACTTTTTTCTTTACGGTCAAAAAAATGAAAATATATTGGTTTTCCCCATAGATGTTTGGTTTGAGGTGCCGTTGCCATTTCCAATATTGTTTTAATGGCAAGAAGAGGGCTACCATAACGTCCTAATGCATCCATTCCTGGTCCAGAAAAAAAGTCATAAATATTTATGGACTTAACAGGAGAAGTAGAAGGCAAATTTAGGAATACTGCGACGGCACTCTTTAGGTAACTGGCGTATATATTGAGTTTTTGAAGAGTACCTGCATCAAAAGCACGATTGTGAAATCCTGTATTACTTGACATTAACAGGCATTATACTCCTTTATATACAGGAATGCAACGGAATTCCGGTATGCTTCTATAGTGGGTTCCATCCAGTTCAGATCCTGTAACTTTTTTATTCCGCCCTCCCCATTGTTTGAAGAAGAAAGGAATGGAGCGTTTTTCCGCCTGGTCTCTGATGCTGCGTACCCATTCCGGTTTGATTGGGCGAGCGTTGGGTCCGCTTTCCCCTCCAACAATGATCCAGTCAATGAAAGATAGGTTCATGGGCCCCAAGTCCTCCAGCAGGGGTTCGCAACTGAGAAAGCGAAGGGCTGCGGGAGTTTCTCGGAGTATATCAATTCGAGGGAGACCTTGTCTTTTATTTTCAACACTTACTCCCCACCAGATATGAGGATGCAATTCCATGTTGGGAAAATTCTTCTGGAGAAAGTCTCTCATTCTTTCAGGCCTTTTTGTCAAGACCTGATAAATATGTTGTCTGGCTCGCAACATCACCTGAATGACTTTCTTGATAAATTCGTCTGGAACCTTTTCATGGAAAAGGTCACTCATGGAGTTAACGAATATCATTCTAGGCCTTTTCCATTTGATGGGAATGTCAAGGTTGTCACGGACTAGTACAACGTCAAATCCTTTTTCAAACGGATGGCCTTTGATGCCTCTCCATCTTTCTGCAAAGGCATAGGCATAGCAATTTTTACAACCATCGCTGATTTTCGTGCATCCACGAACGGGGTTCCACGTTGCGTCAGTCCACTCTATTTTACTATTATCGCTCATAAAATTCTTTTTAGATTAAGCTTTCTCCCACCTGTCCAGGGTTTCCACGTATAGAGCGGAGATTTTGCCGCCGTCCATCGGTTCGATGTCTCCGAAGGCAGGGTTGATGGGATGGAGGGTATATTCCATTTTGCCGGTTTCCGGGTTTTTCCTGCGGACCAGTTTTTTGAGCGTCACGCCGCGTTCATCATGGTATTGAACAATGGTTCCGGGTTTGGGGATGGGGGGGATGGTGTATTTTTTCATGATGACTACGGAGCCGTCCGGAATGGAAGGTTCCATAGAGTGACCGTTCACGCGCAGCAGGTATTCCCCTTTTTCCAGTTCACGGTATAGCCGGATGTCCTGCGGGATGGTGTCTCCATCCGCCAGGTTGCCGGCGGCAATGTTGCCGATGATTTGTCCCTGGGCTTCCAAGGGGGGGGCTGTGAATGTTTTTACCGGGGTAAACTGTTTGTGGACTGCTTCCGCTTTCCTTTTCTGATGTGCCTTGGCTGTGACTTGAAGGATATGGGAAACCATATCCTCTATAGTTTTTTTTGCTTCATCCGCCATGGCGCGGAGTTGCTTTTCAAAGTCTGGCGGAAGCTCAAACTCAATTTCTTCCTCCCCTGACATCAGTTTTTCAATGAGGGCGAGCTTGGCGGGGGGGATGGGTCGGTTTGTTGTAATCCAATTATCAACAGTTCTCTTGCTAACCAGAGTTTTTTCAGCAAGCCACTCACGGTTTTTGCCGATGGTTTTTAACCAGTCTTTGATGTCTTTTGCATTGAGCATGTACGCATTTTGCACAAAGCGTGCAGATTGGCAATAAAAAAATAATACCCAACAACTCAAAAAGCGTGTTTTTAGATTGACCAAATCGCACATTTCGTGCTTTATTGAGTTATCAACAGAACGCAAGACGCGAATATGATCATCGACCTGAAAAAAGAAACGCAAGAAGTGCGGGAGTGGTTCCGGGATGCGCAGGCCGCTACAGGCTTGAGCGGCCGGGCTCTCGTTATCGGTGCCATCATGGATTTCCGCCAGAAGGCAAAAGAACGTACTCTCCAACCTCGAAAAAAGAACCCCGAACCCAAGAAGCCGGCAGCATGAAGTCAGTCAATATTCAGAAGTCCCCTATCAAAGAGGAAGCGTCTTCCACTCGTAGTAATACTCCAGTGGTAGATGCCAGCAGGGGTGTAGCCTCCGGAGATCAAGCCGGATTTTACGGCTTTGACAATAACGATATCCGTAAATTCCATATTCCATTTGAGGCCTTGCGCAGCTTCCGATTGACTCCATCTTTCATGATTCAGAGCAAAAAGGAGGAGCTTCTCTTGCGCCTCTGCGAGCTGTTTTTCTTTCTGCGTCGCCTGGAGTTGCGTCTTGTTGATCTCTGCTTGAAGGATTCTGTTGACCTGAAGAAGCTTTCTGTTCTGGCGGATGAGGTTACAGAACTCAAGGGTGTGGCGCGGGAAGCACTGGCTTATTTTCATGAAGCGGCGCAGTCGGTTGAACTTCCTTTTCAACCAGGCGGCAATGATTTTCCTGAATCGGTAGATAAGAGCCAAGACGACTGTGGAAGCAACCGTGATGAAGATTCCTTCAATGATGTTGATCCAGTTAATTCCTCCGAACATGGGAGAGAGAATAACCGATAACTATAACAATTTCAAACCTAACAATGATGATGAATACGAATACTGAATTACCGAGGAATGTTCGGATATTGACCAAGGAAGAAGCAGATGACTGGGACAAGAGCTGTTCCGCTTTCGGCCCTATTTTCCTCGAAGTAGATGGGGAAATACGCGAGTTTGAAAGAATAAGTTCCTGTCCTTCCCCTGTTCTTGGGAAAGGTTTCCTGGTATTGGCTGTCTCTTGCCCCGAATGGGGGAAAGAGAAACTAGTGATTGTTGCCAGATGTAAAGAAGAAAAGGAGCGGGCATGATTATCGAATACGACGAAGAAATGGGCCTTATCTGGGCAGATGATCGCTGGATGACCCTTGACCAGGCTAGCAAATATGCCGACACGTTGCGGAGCCAGCTCATTGACTTGGTCGATGCCATGTCTGAAATGGCTCGTTCCCCACACGCAAAAAGCTGCGGACCTAACCCTGACGGCCATATCGACTGAACCATGGACGAAGACATCATTGAAGAATTGAAGCTGCTCGGCTGGCACGAGCTTTAATAATGAAAATATTATGACCTACCCTGAATCAGAGTTTTACGACTGCAAGACCTTGGCCCTGATGTACGATTCCGACCGGGATGTGATCAAGCGGACCGTCCATGAGTTGAAGGACAAGGGGCATGTGATCGAGATCCTGTACTGGGGCAAGCAAGGGAAGATGAAAGTACACGGCAAGCAGTTCCGCCGGGCGTTGCTCCGTGAATATGGAGAAGGAGGAATGAGTAGATGAAGACCTTGTTCCAATTCCTGGCTGGTGGAGCCTGTGGCCTTTCCGCTGTAAGCCTGTTCTGGCTGGCGGTGGAGCTGGATAACGCCGAGCTGCAGGCCGGCAAGAGTCCGCATTCCGGGTTTTGCCCGGAGTCTCCCACCCCCATGAAAGCTTTTGACGGTTTATCAAAACCGTCCCGCCCTCACGGCATGAGGAAGCAATAACCAATAGAATACCAATATAATGGACAATACCAACACCGAAGAAAACAATGCGCAGCTCTGCACGCCCGACGAAGCCTGCTGCTGTGATACCGCTGCCGAACAAGCGCCCGTTACGAAGGAAGAACTCCGAAAAGCGATTGATCATGTCATGGATTTGGTAGGCCGTTACGACGGAAATGTTGTCGTTACAGCCATTCTTAAAAATGAAGAAGAAATCCTTCGGATATTCAGAGCTTCTAATGCCGTGTTTGTGTCGGATGGAGCAAATACCACGGTTTATACTTGGACGGGAGCCTGTGGCTACCTCCTTAAAGCAAATGAATGCTTTGATTTCAATGTAAAAACCATAGGGGAGGGAGTTCGTTTATTCCTTGAGGCACAAAGGAAAGAGAAAATGAAGGATCAGATGAACCCCATTGCCGCCATGCTCGGAATCGCTGGCTGCGAGTGCGAGGAGTGCCAAGACTGATTCAGTTGGCCGGGGACGGCGGCAACCGAACCCCGGCCTGTTATCAATAGCTAACCAATAGAATACTAATAACGTGAATACCACTACAACAGAATCCCTGACTTTACAAGAGCAAGGACAGCAACTGTCCGTCCTGGGGGCGTTTGCTAACAGTGAACAGTTCCAGATGGCGACGCAGGCCGCCGAAATGCTTGCATCCTCCAGCATGGTTCCGGCTGCCTACCAAAACAACCCCGGTTCCTGCTTCATTGCTATCAATACCGCTTTACGGCTGAGGATGGATCCGCTGATGGTGATGCAGAACCTTTACGTGGTCCATGGGACTCCTTCCTGGTCGGGCAAGTTCGCCATTGCTCTTATCCAGACCTGCGGAAAGTTTACCGGCATCAAGTTCGAGGAACGCCGCGCTGGTGAAAGGCTGGTCGAAATGCGCCTGGTGGCCACGAAGAAGGAAACCGGCGAAGAGTGCCGCGGCGTATGGGTGACGGAAGAAATGGCGAAGAAAGAAAAATGGCTGGAAAAGAACGGTAGCAAGTGGGCCACCATGCCGGAACTGATGTACAGGTACAGGGCTGCGGCGTTTTTCGCCCGGACGGAGTGCCCGGAAGTCCTGAACGGGTTGAGCGTGGAGGGAGAGGCGGAAGATATTGCCGGCAAGAGCCAGCCGGATATTAAGCCGCCCCTGTTCAAGTCCAGGGAGATTTCCGGAGGTGACGTTGTGGATGCCGAGAAGGTTGCTGACTCCCCGCGTCTCCCAGTTGCCGCGAAGATCCCCGGCAAAAGCGACGCGGAGATTCCCCCTCCTCATATCCGGTTGATGGAAGCCCTGTCTTGCACGGAAGAGGAGTTGAATGCCGTGTTTAAGAAGGCGTCCGGCGGCAAGGTGGATAGCTGGAAGAAGCTCTCTGCCGCAAAGCTGGAAGATTGCCTGGGGAACCTGGGAGAGATGCAGGCTGTGCTGGCTGAAATTCAAGCGCAATAGGAAGGAGAAGCAGATACATGGATACGTTATCGACTTATGATCCCCGCCAGGGGCTGCCCTCCGCCTCCGCATTTGGCCGGCTGGCGCTGTGTCCCGGCTCTTTTACCTTAGAGCAGTCTTGCCCGGATGAAATTTCCTCCGCGGCGAACGAAGGAACCTTGCTGCACGCCTATATGGAACAGTTGCTGACCGGGGAACCCTGGGAAGGCGCCCCCTTGACTGCGGAACAAGCGGAACTTTGCGAACGCGCCCTGCGTATGTTGGACGGGGTGAAAGAGATGATTGAGAGAGATCATCCCGGCACCGTGTTTTATCTGATCTCCACGGAACAAAGAGTGTTTTACCGCAACCTGTTCGGGACTGCGTACTATTCCGGACAGTGGGACGCCTTGTTTGAAGTGAATTGCCCCGATGCCGGCTTCATGCTGGTGGCGGACTGGAAATTTGGCCGTGTGGAGGTGGATTCCGCCGAGGCCAATCGCCAGCTTGAGGCCCTTGTCCCTTTGGTGGCCCAAAAGGAGCAGAATGACAACGTCATTCATCAAGGCATTTACGCCGCTGTTATCCAGCCGCGGGTAGCCGGTCCCGCATCCGTGGCATTTTATGATACCGAAGCGATTGACCAGGCCGAACAACGTTCTCTCGCCGTCGCCAAGGCGGCTATGGCCCCGGACGCCCCGCGCTATTGCAGCGAGGAAGCTTGCCGGTATTGCCGGGCCAAGGCTGTGTGCCATGAGGCAGCGGCCCTGGTGGAGCAGGCGTCTTTGATTACTACGGAGAGGGATAAGTGGGAGTTGTTTTCCCCTGCCGAGAAGGTGAAGGCTTACCGCCTGGCGAAGACGGCAAAGAAATGGGCGGCGGCTGTGGATTACCGGTTTGAACAGGATGTGGCCGCCGGCCTGATTCCCGGTTTTGAGATGGCGCCCGGACGCACCAGTTTCACGGTAACGGATCCTTCCGGGGCGTTTTCCGCGTTGAATGCCGTGTTCCCGGACGAGGTGACGGCGGAAGCGTTTGCCGGATGCTGCAAAGTCGGCATCACGGAACTGGACAGACTGGTGCACGCGGTCCGTAAAGCGGCGGATCCGAAGGCGACCACGAAGGCCAGCCGCGAATGGCTGCGGCAGTTGCTGGCGAAGTATGGCGAATCGAAAACCACGAAGGGTTCCGTGAAGGAAGTGGAAGGAGGTGCGGCATGATGACCACATTGACCATTACCTTGCCCCACACGCCTCGGGAACTCTCGCCTAACGCCAAGACTCCCCTCACGCAGAGGGGGTCCATTGTGGCCGGTTATAAGAAGACGGCTGCCAAGAGCCGTGCCCGGAATATAGCCTGGGGCCGGACTTGTGAAGCCCTGAATGGACGCAGGATGCTGCCGACGCATTACCGGGTGGTCTGGTTTTACAAGGGCAATAAGCCGGATGCGGATAATTGCCTGGCACGCTGCAAGGCGTATCTGGACGGGGCCTGCAAGGCCATGGGGATTGACGACCGGACGCTGGACTGCGCCGGGATTGACCGGATTCATGACTTGGGCCGCGCCGGAAAGGTGAAAATCGTGTTTGAAAGGAGGGACGATGAAAACGCCTAAATGCCCTGTTTGCGGTGTACCGTTGAAACCCATACGAGGATATGATGTCCAAGGAATAACAACCGACTGGGTTGCTGGTTGCTACAATTGCTTCTTCCAGAGTTCCCATTTTTGGAAAACCAAGAAGGCATGTATTGAAGATATGGATAGGCTTGTTTCCCTGTTCCCGCCCATCATGAGAGTGCATCTTGGTGATACGATTGTATACGAAAATGTTTCTAGAACAGTCCTTGATAAAAACGTCTGGAGCGGAGAACTGGTGTTTAAGGATGAATATGGTGATTATTGTACAATAACACCAGACGATGTGGAGCTGTGGCCGTGGGATATTGAGCAGAAAGGAACCAGCAATGATTAACATCCTCTTATCCGTCAGGCGGCCTTTCTCCGGGAAAATTCTGTCCGGCGAAAAGAGATGGGAGTTGCGGAAAAACGTACCGCGCTTAAAAAAAGGCGACTCCGTAACACTGTGGCTTTATGAGTCTGGCATGGATGGGACACGGAACATCATCGGCAAGTGCCGTTTAGTTGTCACTGCTGGACTTCAACCATATCCCCCCAAGGGAATTTTAGAATGGACCATGAAGCAAGCTTGCGTAACGGAAGAACACATTCTTCATTATACTCCTTGCTTCGTCTGGGGCGTTCAGGATCCCGTGCGGCTCCCTCATGCTTTACCACTCTCTGCCATTGGACTGACCCGTCCGCCGCAGAGCTGGCAGTATCTTACCCCGGATCAGGCAGCAATTTTAGAAAGGAGGGGGAGTGAATGAGCTACATCTTTTCGCGGGCGCTGGTGGAGGAATTCTTGGAAGCGAATTGCTCGGCATCCGAACCGTCTGCGCCGTCGAACTCGAACCCTACCCCGCAAGCGTACTGCTCGCCCGCCAGAATGACGGCCTACTCCCGCCTTTCCCGGTTTGGGATGACGTATGCACCTTTGACGGACGACCGTGGCGCGGCCTTGTTGACGTGGTATCGGGAGGCTTCCCGTGCCAGGACATTTCAGCCGCGGGAAAAGGCGCCGGCATTGACGGCGCCCGCTCCGGGCTCTGGCGGGAAATGCACCGAATTATCAATGAGGTACGACCGGAATTCGCATTCCTGGAAAACTCACCTCTGCTTGTGGGCAGAGGACTTGCCAGAGTCCTCGGTGATCTTTCCGAAATCGGGTACGATGCGGAATGGCTTGTGCTGGGAGCGGACGACGTGGGAGCCCCGCACGTCCGGAAACGCATCTGGATACTTGCACATGATCCCCACGCCGACGGCTTGCAACGCCCCAAACAAGGGGAGCAATACACGGGGTCCCAAGTCATTGATGGATGTAGCCTCCACAGGCTGGATGCCGGGGATGATGTGGCCGACCGCAACAACGAGAGGTCTCGACGGAGGGTCGAATTCCCGGAAAGCCTTGCTGAAAAAAGGCGTATGGATTGGAACTCCAACCGCTTCCGGGAAGAAGCGGAGCGAGAAGTTTCGGGAGGGGAACAAGCTGCCCAATCCACACGAGTTTGTAGAGATGTTTCCGAGCCCCCTTGCCTCGGATCACAAGAGACGTGGCCCGAACAGCAGGCAACAGGGATTGTCCGAATTTGTCCGGATGTTTCCTACTCCAACCGCCAGTTGCGGCGGCAAGGAAAGCAACCGGAAAACAGGGAAGAAATTGATAACTGTGGTTTCACAGTTTCCAACACCCCGCACCCAGGGCATGTGCGGGGGGACGGGGAGTTTCCTGAAAATGAAAGACTTGGAAGCCAAGGGGATTATCACGCCGGACGAGCGGAGACAAATGACTGCGGGGAATGGTGGTCAGCTGAACCCGACGTGGGTCGAGTGGCTCATGGGGTGGCCGCTAGAGTGGACCGCCTTAAAGCCCTTGGCAACGGACAAGTTCCGGCAGTGGCGGCAACTGCATTCCGGGTTCTGCTCGGAAGATTACAGCGTGGAAAGGAGGGGGAATGAAGGACTGGACAGGTAACAACCGAACCCTTGGCGCCACGCTGGGCGCATCCAGTCACACTACCGAGAATCGGCAACGGGAAGACTACTACGCCACGCATCCGGACATGGTGAGGGATCTGCTCAACGCCGGTGCGCCCCTCCGGAAATATGTATGGGAACCAGCCTGCGGGGCCGGCCACATTGTCAACGTTTTGAGGGAACGCGGGCATGAAGTGTACGCAACCGATATAGTGGACAGGGGTTGCCCTGATTCAAGCCTGCAAGATTTCCTTTGGGAGTTTTCCCCTGTGCCGAATGATGATGTGGACATCATGACCAATCCCCCCTATGCAACGGCCCTTGAATTTGTTGAGAGAGCGCTTATCTGTGCCAGTCCGGGTGCCAACATCTGGATGCTGTTGCGTCTCCAATTTTTAGAGGGTAAGGCCAGGCGCCGGTTATTCGACGTAGCGCCACCCGCAGATGTGTGGGTGTTTTCAGATCGGAGGGTTTGTGCGAAAAATGGGGATTTTGCCAAAACCGAAGGCGGAGCCATTGCATACGCATGGTTCCACTGGGTTAAAAGCCGCAATACAGTTAGCACCATCAAGTGGTTATGAAATTTAAACCCCCAACTGACGCTTTTTTGATATGCCAACACGATTGATCAGAGATGCTATTTTGACATCAGGGCGCGTCGCCTCCCTTTCGTGGGAGGCCGAGGTGTTCTACCGACGCCTGATGTCTGTGGCAGACGATTACGGCCTTTATGACGCCAGGACGCCCATTCTCCGTTCTGCGCTGTATCCTCTCCAACTCGACAAGATGAGCGAGTGCAATATTCAACGCTGCCTCTCCGCGTGTGAGGCCGCGGGGCTTATTCTGCTTTATTCTCACAATGAGAAGCCATACTTGATGATTCTGGGGTTCGACCAGCAGGGGAAATCCATGCCCAAATGGCCGCTTCCGAACGGTTACGAAGTGCTGAAAGTTTCCGACAAGAAATACGAACTGCGGAAATTCGTAACAGGTCGTAACGATTCGCCTCAACCCGTTACTTATGCGAATGCGTATTCGGATGCGAATGCGAAGACGAATAAACAAGAAAATAATGCAGGGGGAGATAACACGGTGGTTTTTAGCGAGCCGCCCACTGCTCCTGCCTCCCCTATCCCGAACCGGGAACGCTTGAACGATGTCCGGGGGATGCGCTGCGCCGACAACCATGCAGACCTGGGATCTTCTCCCGGTGCTGCCCGGTTTGTGGTTGCCACCCTTGCAATCAACCCATCCTGGTCCCGGACTTTGCCAACCGCCCTTGAGCAGGCCGCCGCGCTTGAGGCTTACCGGTCCGCGCAGGGGCGGGTGACGCCGCGGGATATGGAGATGCTCAAGGCTTACTACGCCAGCGGCTTGACGCATGACCGGAGCAATAAGGCTTTTTGGCGTCCGGACAGCCGTAAAAAGTTTTGGGAGTGCTTCGGCGACGTTTTGACGCATGCCGACAGGTGGGCTAAGGAGACACGCTGGAAGCCGGCAGCAGCCCGCAAGAAACCGAAACCCGAAGAACCACGGCAGCCGGAAGGGCCCGTTGTGGATACCGACACGGCGGCGGAAGAACTGCGGGAATGGAGAAAAGAATTAGGATTGGGAGGTGATGAATGAAACAGGAATACAAGAATCTATTGAGGAACATCATACATCGGAAAGTGAGTCCGTCGCAGCTGCTTATTCTGATGGAAATCCGAGACCATCCGGGCAGAATGTCGCGGGAGATTGCCACCCGTTGCCATTTGGATCCCAGTAATGTGTCTCACCGGTTGGATTATCTGGTGCAGTCCGGCGACGTGATCAGGACCGGCACACGGCCTTGCGTGTTTTATATCAGCAGGCAGGGACGTGATTTTTTAGAAAGCTTTGAATACTCAAAGTCAACAGGTTGATTCATCCGGCAAGAAGTATTGATTCTCACCAAATTGACGCGCTGAAAACCAGGAAGGTAAAATATTGATATGAGAAGGAAGGATAACAAAACCAAAGTGACCGAGAAGAAGAAGGAGTTTGCGAGGCTTCTGGTCGCGGAGAAGTTGTCCAAAGCGGAAGCCTATCGTAAGGCATACAATCGCAAGGACATGAGTAACGATGCAGCCAGTAAGGCAGCTTCCCGTTTGTCCAAAGATGATGAAGTTTTGCGAATGATTGACGAATTAAACGCCCAGCTGAACAAATCAGCCGTGCTGACCAGGCAGCAGCGCATGGAATGGCTGTCCCGCGTGGTGACTACTCCCATCGGCAATGTTGATAGCGCATCCGATCTCTGCCAAGAGGTTTCCATGGACGAAACCGGGGCGAAATTTAAGATGCCCTCAAAAATTGCCGCTATTGCCGAGCTTAACAAGATGGATGGCGCATACACTCCGCAGAAGATGGAAGTGGATGCGGGCGAGAAGTTTATGGCTATCCTGTCCTCCCTGCCTTTTGATCCTCCCGTGAAGCAGGGATAAAAACATTGATTCTCGCCAACTTGCATTTCCCGTGTTTTGTGGCTCATGATTGAGCCATGTTAAATTTCCTGGGAATGACACGCCATTTGTCCACGACGGCAGGCTATGCCAAGCGCATAGGCTGGCTTTTGTTCGAGGATGTGACGCAATCTCCGTTCCCGGTAACAGGAGTTTCTTTCACAGGTGTGGTGAAAACGGAACAGGGAGATCTGCCTATTGCGATTGAACACGGCGAGCAAGAGCATTGTTTGGCGCTTACTATCCCTGCCCTGCCTGTTGGACGCTGGCCATATGCCGTCCACGCACAAGACGAGTCCGGAGAGGATTTGAGGCTGTTTTCCGGTTATATTGGAGCCGTGGATTCCGTGGCTCCTATTGAGTCGTCCACGGTGTATGATATTCCCGTAATGGGTATTACGATACCTATTGAGGCAAGTAAGACGATCAAGGCCCAGTGGCTGTCCAACACGGCTTCCATTATCGCGGCCCAACAGGCGCAACAGAATGCCAACACATCCTCCACCAATGCGGAAACGGCGAGCCAGGCAGCCAAGACGGCAACAGACGCGGCAGCCACCGCTGCAGGACGGGCCGAAGAGGCGGAAGGCTATGCAGGATCTGCCTACGCCTCCAAAGTGGCTGCCGCCGATTCCGCGACCGCTGCCGACACATCCGCAACTAACGCAGCCCGTGACGCTAAGAGTGCCAATGATGCAAAAACGGCTGTGGAGTCATTGGCCGCCACCTGGCCGGAAACGGTCAGCGACGGGGAGAAGAAAATTGTTGAAGCCAGGAATGAGGCTGTGACTGCCATTCAGGACAAGCAAGCGGCGGCCGTGCTTGCCGTAGGTCGTGCCTCACAGACCGCGCAGCAGAATATAGCCAGTGCGCAAAGTACCGCTGTTCAAGCCGTCCAGGCAGCGCAGACGGAAGCGGTGGGAGCGGTTACACCACTTGTCCAGCGCGCCGAAACCGCCAAAGATGACATTGACCAGGCGGAGAGGCGTATCAATACGGCGGCGACTAATGCCACGACAGCGGCCACCAATGCGGCCGACTCCGCCACAGAAGCCCAGCAGGCCCTTGAGGCCATACCGCAGGTGGATGCCTCCGGCAACATGACGCTGGCCGGAGGTCTGACGGCGGCGGGGGCCGTCAACGCCAACGGAGGCATCAATATTCCGCTTGCCGTGGGGGCGCCGACGGATACGTCAGCGGTCAACCGCCTGTATGCCGCAGGTATGGCCGGCGTGACGGGCATCCTGACCTCTAATGCTTTCCTCAATACGGATGCCATTACCACATCAGGATCTTCAACGGTTACTAAAACAGTCCCCTATCATTTGGCTGGCATTAAGATCCCCAAGGGTACTCATTCGACCATTCAGGCGAAATTTGAGGTGAGCAATCCTCAATGGAATTATTCCAGTTTCGCCGGGTTCTCTTTCCTTTGGCGCGCTACCAATGCCGCAAAGTTGTCTTTTGGTATCGGCCGCGGCACGAAGACGATTCGTCCCGACCTATCTATAGATTCTTACAGTATTATCCCGGCAAACGGTTTGGCTTATAATCACGGCGAAATTTTGGATATTACTTTTGATAACGTGAGAAATACGGAACGCAACGGTTATACGGTGCGGGTGCGTGAGATTTTTGCGCTTAATAATACGGACAGCTGGCAGGTTAAGACTACAACCAGCTTTATTCCGGCCAGTCAGAACGAGCCTGTTCCGTGGACGATTGCCAAGGTTGTCTACCAGCAGAAATCTGTCGCCAGTATTGCCAGGTATGAAGATACGGGCGCGCTCTGGCTCATGCTCACCGGAGGTCAGGGGTATAATCTGTATCAGATTGCCACATGCCGGGGCGTCTCCAATTTTGAGACCGGCGTCGGCATTTCCAGTTGGGTGACTGATGTTGTGAATAATGCGGGTGGCGACGTTTCTGTTTATGCGGGAATCGGAGAGTACACTTATTACCAGCCGGGAGGAATGAACCCGGTTTTCTATAGTTTGGAAGCAATGGCCGTCAATGCCATTGAAACCGAGGAAACGGCTGATTTTGAAGATATTAACATACCTCTCTAATCATGAATAACGCAGAGATACAGATTCAGTTTCCGCAGCCTGGTAACTGGCAGGAATTCACCCTGACGCCCATTTACCGGGACGCGGGCGGTTATAGACCTCCGGCGCGCTATACGCAGGACGATATACCAGCGGAGCAGGCCCTGGCCATGCAGGCCGTAGTTGCCGCGCTGGTGGGATTGTCGGAGCCGTGGCAGGCCTCCCAGGTATGGGCGAGGCTGAAAGAGTTTTACGCTCCGGAGGTGGATGACCCGATGCGGACGACGGAAACCGTGGATTTGACTGTGGAGGCCGTCAATCCGCAGGGCGGGCGCAGGGTGTTTACTTCCCGCGACTACCCGGCTTTTGTGATCACGGATCCCACCGCCATGGCATTTTTCAAGCATTTCACTACTAAATATGAGCACGAATAAAGAAAAAGTGAGTTGGCTGACTGGTCTCCTGACCGGTTGGGGTATTAAAGAGAGTTGGGCAAAAGTCATTGCCGGAGCTGTGATTGGGGCCCTGGTTGCCGCGGGGATTCTGACGCAACCCGGCTGCGGCCATTCCGTGGACGTAACGCCGGACAAGACGGTGGTCTGCAAGGACGGCTCCTGCCTGGTGCTGGAACCGGGGCATATCTCCTATAGTCAAGCGCAGGCGGAAACGGACGTTCCGCCCGTCGTACAATCCCTGAAAAAGTAAGATTATGTGCACCAAAGCCCGCGCTTACCTGACACTCTTACGTGAGTACAAGGCCGAGATTGTCATGATCGTGGGCTTTGTTGCCGCCGCCATCATGTACCACGACATGAGGACGTTCATTAACGAGCAAACCCGCGCCTTGTCGGAAATCAATCTGCGACTCTCCAACCTTGAACAACAGAGCAGGAAATGAACTGTAAAGTTTTTCTTACAAGTTCTAACTAGTTCTATCAAAAACGACTTATAACTCATGAACACCATTGAAAGAAAGATGGCCGCGGCTATCCTCCGGTTTGAAGACAGCCGCGTTACCGGGCCGGATTCCCTGCGCGTTTCCCGCCTTCCCGCTGCCGACAAGGGCGGCAAGTGGGAGATTTGCGGCATTTGCGACGGTATTGAACCGGACGTGTTTAACAGATTGAAGGCCCTGCTGGATGCCGGAAGGCGTGAAGAGGCCTGGGAAGGTTGCCTGCAATACGTCCTGGACAATACCGCAGCCGTGCGTTCCTGGCTGGGTTCCGACGCTTTTCCGGCCACGGAGTTTATGTTGCGGGACCATTTTTTCAATTCCGGGAGCAGGAATACCGGGAAGATTTTGCAGCACGCGCTGAATGTCCACGGCGCCGGGCTTGTGGTGGACGG